GGCCCTGATACCACTTGCTCACCAGATACCCGACGCTCTCGCTGGGGCTGGCAAAGTCCATGAAGCTGGCGGTGGTATTGACCCGCCGACCACCAACGACTTCCCAAGTGTTTCTGCGAGTGCCAGAACCCTTCTGACCGAAGTAGTTGTTGCGGCCGCTTGTTGCTCGACCCCAATCGGATTCCAGTGCCCATTGAGCAGCGACCAGCTCTGGGAACTTGGCCCCCTTCGCCCGGGCCATAGCAACAACGTTGTCCCAGCCAGGGCCACCATTCCCGCCGCGGCCACCAGAAGAGCGTGTAGCCACGTAGGACTGACTGCCACCGCTGCTGTACTCAGACGGAAGAGTTGCCGCAGCTGCTGGCGGCATGATCATCTGCATCAGCCAGCTGCCTGGCGAGAAGCTGTTGTATCCAGTCGGCACCATCCCCAGGCCCAAGCTGCTGTAGTTGGCGCTGGAGATGGTCTTGCCTTGCCGCTCGCGGATCAGCTGCTGTTGCAGGTATTTGGAGATGGTTCCATCCCGATCCATGTCGGGATAGAAGCGGGTCATCTGCTCGAGCAGATAGCGAGTCGTTGACGTATTGGCGCGACGAGCAAGGTTGTAGAGCTCTGGGCTGGCTGGCTTGCCGTTGTTGAGGCTCTGTAGCTCTGAGTGCAGCCAGGGCTTGCTCATCACAGGCCGCGCTTGATAGGCCTTGACGGTGGAGTCGGGGATGCTGCCGGCTTTGCTGCGATCAACACCTCGCACGTCAGGGCCAGGCTTGGTGCCCTGCTTGGGCCCTGTACCCACAGACCCCTGACCAACCTCACCAGGGTTCATGCCTGTGGCCTGGCTGTAGATCCGTGCGTACTCAGGCGATTTACGGGCCGCAGCCACCGCTTGGCTGACGATGACGTTCTGGGCAGAAGGCGGGATACGCCCCACGCCGGGGTTCTCCTTGCGCCAGGCGTTCATGCCGGCCATGACCTGGCGGACGTACAGGTTCTCCAGATCGATTGCAAAAGCGGCGAGCTTGTTGGGGGCAGCGCTCATGGCGCCTCCCACCGTCATGCCTGGCTGCAGCAACAGCGACATGGCTTCGCCTTTGGGATCCAAGGCCTTGATCGGGCCAAGGCCCATGTCTTGTTTGATCTCACCTTTGATCTGGCCGAACAGCCCCTCGGGCATGTCGTTGAAGAGCTTTTCGCGCTCGTTAATGCGGGTCAGCAATTTCTGCCGAAGCTGCTCCCTGGCCTCGCCCGTGCCTTCGCGCATTGCATAAGCCTCAGCCTGGGCCCGAACCCGGCCGATGTTCTTGGGCGACAACGCATCGGGCGAGAGGTTGTCAACCCAGTTCTCTGCCGCCGCTCGTTCCTCGGCCGTCAAGCTGTACGCAGCTCTTGCAAACGCCTGCGATTGGGTCGCCTTGTCTCCCAGGTAGTTGTCGATGTCCAGATAGCCGAGCCGCAGGCCATAGTTCTTGGCGGCAATCAGGCGTCGCTGGTAGTCCTCTGAATCCACGACAACGCCAGGATGCCCGGGGCCTTCCTTGCCGTAGTAGAAGGCGTCCATCTGCTGGCCCAGATCCTTCTGCTTCAGCTCGAACTTCTGGGTTGTCAGCTGCAACCCCTTGTTCTGCATCTCCAACAGCTGAACAGGGTTGGCATCAATGAAGCGCGGCCGCTTATCCAAAGGATCGTTAGGGCTGCCTACTCGGATTTCACGGACAATCCCCTCAATCGCTGGGTTTCGACTGAGCAATGCGAGGTTGCCGTAGACCTGCTGCATCGCATCCTTCTTCTTGTCACCTGCCAGCAGCCGCAGGCCTTTGTCGATCTGATCGGTCAAGACAAGACCAGCCAGGGCGTTGAAGCGTGGATCAGTACGAGTGACCACTGAGCCATCAGCCATTGCAACGCCGTTCCGCAGCATTTGAGCGAGAGCTCCATTGACAGCACCACCGGTGGCTTCCGTGGTGGTGCGGGCTGTCTCTTCGTTCCAGAGCTTGCGGTGCTGCTCGGTGTATGTCTCCCAGGCCTTGTTGATGGCCGGCACCACATAGAACTGGCTCTCCAGCTCATCTCCCGTCAGGCCATAGGTGGTCATGACCTTGCTGGTGATGGCTGCCTTTTGCTTGACCAGTTCACCGCTGCCAGGCGCCAAGCCAGCGCGAACACCAGCGTTGACTGCCAGATCGTTCAGCAGCGCATCGTCAACTTCCGACGCGGCCATCTGCGCCATGGCCCGGCGCCGACCGATCAGGCTCCAAGGGTTGGAGTCCTGCAGCAGCTGCGAGGCAACAGGATCAACCTTCTGCAGCTGGTTGATTTGAGCAGCAGCGTTTGCCGCGCCCTGCTCTTGCTGGACCTGCAGGCTCAGGGCCGCTTTTGCCTGCTGGTTCCTGAGCTGCTTGAGCTGGTCGTAATACCCCTCATCGATCTTGCCCTTGGCATACGACATGTAGCCCTGAGCCCCTGCATCCACGAGGGTTTCGGCAAAGGGGCTGAGAGCAGTCGCCAGCTGCTGGTATTGGTTGAAGCCCTGTACGCTGCCGCCGCTGCCCATCTGCATCGTTGTGATGCCATCTGGTGCACCTAGCAGCGCGGGCTTGGCAGGTGCTGCGATGTTCTGTTCAGCTGCCTGAACGAAAGCCCCTATTGGCCTGGCGACCGGGTTGACTTGACCGAAGGGAAGAATCTTGTCAGCCATCGATCAAACTCCGTATTGGGAAGCGGCCTGATTCAGGCGGCTGAGCGAGACACCGGTGCCAGGCCCTGTTGAACCGCCCGGCATCTTCAAGCTGTTGAGCTTTCCGGCAAATGACATGCCGGTGCTGATGCCGCCCAGCACCGCGCTGCCGATGTTCAATGCAGCAGCAGTGCTGCTTGGTGCCCCGCCGCGCATCGTTGGACCAGGCGGTGTGATCAGCGTTGGCAGCGGTGCGAACGGCGGCAATGGATCGATGTAGGGCTGCTCTTCGTAGAACTGCTGGCTGTTCCAACGGCTCAGGTATTGAGCCACCTGGCCTGCCTGTTCGCGGGTGTACTGGCGTCCGCGGATGCCTTGGTTGATCTCTTGCAAGGTCGTGTAATCGCCCATCTGCCGGGCGTAGTCATTGACCAGGCGGTCCACGCTGCGGCCCTCTTGAGCCATGGCCTGCACTGAGGCTCGGCCCTGCAGCGCACGCCACTGGTACTGCTGCAGCGCCACCGCCTCTTGCATGGAGGCTTCCTGGTACGACTGGGTGACGGCCTCGCTGTCACGGACAAAGGCTGCCCCTGCGGCACCTCTGTTCTGCCCGACTACTTCCGCCTGGCGGATCGAGCGCATCAGCTCGAGATTCCGCAGCGCGTTGGTGTACGACAGCTGCTGGTTGTAGTTGACCGTCTCGGTCCAATACTTGTATTGGGCGTTGGCGTCCTGGGCGCGAGCGTTGAAGCTCGCCTGCCATTCAGCGAAACGGTTATTGGCGTCTTGCAGCGCCGTTTGGTTGGCGTACTCCTGCTGTTGCGCCTGATAGCTGGCACCTGCCTGCGCAATGCCAAGGCCTGCTTGCGCAGCGCCGAGCAATACCGGGACCAAAGGGAAGGCCATCAGGCTGCCCTCCAGAAGTGAGCAAACAGCTGGGCGCTATGCCCCATAGGAGCTGGCGTGTCGATCGTGAACCCCAGGTGCTCGAGCCAGCGCAGCGTGGTTTGGTTGGACCACAGCGCCCAGTTCTCGAGGTACTGGTACTGACTCATCAAGCCATCAACCCACTTGCGGCCACCGCGAAGGAATTGCTTTCGATGGCTATCCGTGGCCAACAGCTCATCTGTGGCCAGCAACCAGATCCAAGATCCAGAAACACCACAGATACCCACGGCCTTGCCGTCATCTCCATCTATGCAACGACAGATCTGGCTGTTCTGCCAGCTCTGCATCACCGCCTCTTCTCCTGATAAGCCGTGGCTATAGAGCACTTCAAGCCGATCCTGGTGCCTGAGCATTTTCGCAATACGCTGCACCCGTGCAGGACTTGCATCAGACCAGTTCATTGCAGGCTCCTGGCTTGGCTGGTCACCAGACCCACCCACTCACACGTGCTGAACTTGCAGGGGTTTGCCGTGCTGTTCTTCAGCTCGACGATGCAGTTCTCCCCGCGGCTGCTGATCGGGATTTGAAAGACCCCCTCGAAATAACGAGGAGTCACCAGGTCGGGGTTGTTGTTCAGGGCATTGCCAATCTGTGAGCCCCTGGCCGCCAGCACCGTCCCGTCGAAGGTGTAGACCGCTGGTTCGCGGCGCTCAGCCGTTACCCACACCTGGAAGTAGTGGGTGTCGTGGTAGCGGAGCTTGGCGTGCCGTACCTGCGTCCGCTCGCTGTTGGCCGCGGCCTTCCCGCCACCAACTTCCTTGTAGAGCTTGAACCTGGTGAAGCGATACAGGAACTCAAAGACCTCGCCAAAGACGATCGGCTGTGTGGACCAGTTGCCTCGAGCGGTGATGGTCGAACCGCTGCTGGCTTCCCCAAGCAGCACGCCGCCATTGGTTGTAGCTGAGAAGTCACTCCAGGCCTGGGTCTTTGCCTTGATCGTGTAGGGAAGGGTCCAGGTGGTGATGTTGGTGGTGGCGTTGTAGGTGCCAGCTGCCACCCGGATGGCTGCGGGTGTGGCTGTGGTGGTCGTGACTCGGCGGTCCAGCAGCAACTGGTAGGGGTTGGGAAGCACATCAGCCGTGCGGTCAGCGGCGGACACCTTCTCCAGCCAGACCTCTGTGCCGTACTCCACGAGCAGGTAGACGGTCTCCTGCACGCAAAGGGCATTGAGGATCTTGTCGGCACCGCTGAGCTGCCAGTGACTCCAGCTGCTCTGCGCCCGCTCAGCCCCGCCACCGCTATTGCGGTAGAAGTATTTGTAGGCATAGAGCCGCTGGCGGTAGCCGCTCTTTCCAGACACCGCAAACCAGCAGTTGCCGGTGTCGTTGGCCGTCAGCTTGAACACCTCGGCAGGCACATAGCTGTTCACGTATCCGCTGAGGTCGGACGCATCAGCCACCAGCGCCGTGCCAGCACCGCGAACGCTGAACTCACGGAACTGGCTCCACTGCCCATTGGCCTGGCAGAAGATGATCGTGCCCTGCACAGGGATCGGCCGGCAGTTCGGATCGATCTCGTATTGGGTGAGCACCGTGATCTGCGCGGTCGTGGGCGTCAGCACGGTTTCGGCGGCGTTGAAACGGAACTGGATCTGGTCCGAGAAGATGATCAGCTCGTCCTGGTAAGGGATCGCGTACCGCAGCACCGACACCCGGTTGTTGCTGCCCGTCAAGTCGATCGGGTCGCTGTCCAGAACAGCAGTGACCGTCTCGGGGAAGAACTCAAAGAAGTCCCGTGAGCGGCTGAGAATGATGTTCTCGTCAGCCAGGAACCCAAGCCGGTTCTTGTAGATGAAGACGTCCTGGATGGCATTGCCGATGAAGCTCGGGTCCGGTGCGGTGTCGTAGTCACCAGCTCCACGCTCACCCCAGCTCGGGATCTGCACGCCGCTCTGGGTACTGCCATTGGCAGGGCCAAACCAGAAGCTGCCATTGGGAAGACGCACCAGCAGGTGCGGCATCGTTGTGGCATCAATCTGGTATTCGACGCCTGGGCTAACGGTTTCCTGCCAGCTACCCTCGCCAAACGTGCCAGCTCCAGTGCGAGGCACGAAGCTCACATAGAAACCATCAAACTTGTTCCCAGGGTCACCAACTACCTCAATCTGGTAGCCGGCAGGGGCGATGGTCGGCAGCTCTGTAAATGCCTGAACCGAGTTGGTGATAGCCGTTATGTCGGCGTTGGCCCTGGCATCGCTGGCTGCAATCGTGATCGCACTTGAAGACGTGAAGTGCAGAACGCTGCCCTTTCTCGCAATCGTTACTCCAGACACCCCAGCCAGTGCGGTCTGAATACTGGTGGCAATGTCCTCAGTGCTGATCCTGTTTTCAGTGGTTGTGGTGCCGCTCACAATCACAGGCGCCACAGCTGTCTGAACGGTGGCCAAAGTGCCGTTGACGTTGACCTTGTAGGTCTGGCCATAGTTGGCGGCCTTCACCCACACCAGCGCTTCATGGGCGGCGGGCCTGGCAATCGCCGGCGCCAGCGACGCACTCATCGCAGGCACCTTTTGGGTGTTGCTGATGAAGGTGTAGTCAGCAATCGAGGCAGCGCGGATGTCGCTCTTAGCGCTCACCACCGTTGACAGGTAGTTGTAGGCGCCTGCCGCGGCAGTGACTGTCTTCTCGTTGCCGGCCAGATCAAAGACCCGAATAACGGTCTTGCTGATCACCACCAGGTACTGCTCGTCAGCGTCTCGCAGGATGCTGTGGAAGTAGACGTCGCCAAAGCTGGTGTTGCTGACTTTGGCGATGGCCTGCGTGCCTTCACGCTTTCGCAAGCCCTCGGCAAGTGAGCTCACCGCATTGACTTGGATCTCCCCCTGCGAAGGATCCCGCTGCGCATCTGGCTGCTGCGAGATCCCCTGAATCAGGTTGGGGATGGTGTAGCTGACGAGATTAGCCACGCAGATACCCCCGGTTACGGCCCAGCAGGCCAAGGCCTGGCGAATAGGTGGGGAAGGGTCTGAGGCCTGGGCCGCCCGTCAGGCTGTTTGCTTGGGCTTGCTCGAGCTCGACACGCTGCAGCTCCACTAGGGCCGCCTGCTCATCGACGGCGGTGTACTTAAAGATCGAGTCACTGCTCAGCACCCGATCGCTGAACACCCTTGCTGATCGAATGGTGATCCAGCGGTTGAAGGCTTCAGGACACTCATCCCATGGCAGCAACCAGACCACATCAGCCTTGAGGCTGGTGATGTCTGCACCCAGCGTGTAGGTGTGCTTCTCCTTGTCGTAGACCTTTTGGCCGCGGAGCTGGAAGCGCCCGGCCCATTGATACGGATCGGTTGACCAGCTCACGACGTTGGCCGGAACCGTGATCTGGTTGGTGGCGTTGTTCTTGGCAAACTCGTACTCAACCTCGGTGTTCCAACTCCAGCCCCGTGTTTGGCCTTCCTTGTGAAACTCGAGGATCGTCCGCTCAGCCATGGTGGCCTCAACCACCTGCTGGTTTTCAAGGCTGTTGACCGGCTGCTCCCCGATGTTCTGCAGGCAGATGTTCACCGCCTCCAGCAGTGTTGTGCGGCCTGGGGTCAAGGCCTGATTTGCAAGGCCCATCAGAACTCTGCAGGGGTGTTGTCCTCATGCTATCGGCGGGCACAAAAAAGCCCCCTGTGGCGAGCAGGGGGCCAGGG